CCGGTCGCGCGAGGCGCCGGGTTCGCGTTCGCTGAGGCGACGTTCGCTGCTCGCCATTAGTCGGTCACGAGGGGTGGGGAGGGCGGCCCGACTTTGGCCACACTCACGGCCTGTGTGGCGCCTGGCGCGATGAACGCCACCGGCCTGACGGTGGCCAGCCGCAGCGCGAAGTTCACGGCGCCGATGAGGGCGGTCACCATCGGGAGATAGCGCAGCGGAATGATCGCGACCACATCGGGCAGCGCGAGGATCCCCACGAGCACCGTCCCGACCGCCACCCACAGCGTGCGCGAACTGAGCACGCTCACCGCGAAATACGTGACGGTCGGGGACTCGGTCATCAGGTGATCCGCAGTCCCGGCCCATACCCGAGCAACCCGAGCACGAACACCACGAACGCGAGGACGAGCAGCACATACACGACCGTGGCAATCGGATCACCGATACTGAACGCCGCCAGCAGCGCCCGCAGCGCCCAGAACACGACGCCGAAAATCAGGAGCGCGACGAGGAGGCCGATGAGACTCATGGTAAGCCTTTCCAGATCGCCACGATGCGAGCTCGTAACTGCGCCTTCGTCAGTGTGGGGTTCGGGATCGCTTCCCAGATCCCCAACACGATCGCCTTCAACACCTTCTGATCGACGTCCGAACTGGCGGGGTCGAAGTCCGGCGCCGTATCGATCGCCGTTTGCGCCGCCGCGACCTGGGCCGGCGTCCAGACAGCGGCAGCGATCTTCACCATGACGGCGGGGCCGCCGGAGGGCCACGACACGCCGGCCGACGGGTCCACTGTCGCGCGCAGACTGGTGATCACGGCGGCCAGATCCGGGGGTGTCGTCCGCGTCGTCGTAAACGTGTGATAGCTCGGCATGGCTTACGTCACTTCGAAGGCGATCGTTCCGCGGATGGCTGTGAGGTTCGCGGACGCCGTCCAGTTCACGGCCCCCACCGCCGGGCCGTTGAAAAACTGCAGTTGGGTGGCGGTGGGGCCGACTTCCGCGATCAGTTGCGCGCCCGCGTTGTCGCTCTTGTAGTAGACCCCGAACGCATTGGTCGGGCCCGGCGCGAACCCGCCAAACCCCGCCGGCGCGATTTGCAACACCACGTTGGGCGTCCCGCCGACGCTCGTCGTCACCAGGCTAAACGCCAACGTCACCTGACGCCCTGCGAGCCGATACCGGAGCAACGTCACATCGCCCGCGTCCACGGTCCACGTCATCGCCCCGAACCCGGTGAACGTCCCGGCCGCATACGTCGGCGTAATCCACGCGCCCTGTTCATGGCCGACCAGTTTCCAATTCGTGCCGTCATGCCGGTAGATGATCCACCCGCCCGGCGCCACCGGCGTCGGGCCGGACGTCGCGCAGTTCGTGAACTGATTCGCCGCCGAGCTCGACCCGCTCAGATGCGCGAAGGTGCCGACCTTGGTGCCGGTGTTCCGGATCATCGCGATCTGGCCCGCCGTGCCGGTGGCGAGCCCGGTGAACGCGCCATCCGCGGCCCCCGCCCATCCCACCAGCGTGTGCCCGTCCAGGCCGGGCGCCCAGTTGTTCTGGGCACCTGTGCTGGTGCTGGTGACCACCGCCCCCATCAGCAACAGCTGAAGTTCGGCCTTGTCCATCAGCGTGCCGTCGGTGTTATTCCCGGAGTCGTTGACCAGATTATTGAAGGACACCGCCATGCGTTTACTCCGGCACCAGAGCGGACAACCGCCCCAAGATGTCTTCCAGACTGAACCGGACGGAACTCGCGATCACCGTGAACCGCGGCGCGGTCCCTGGCGCGCGGTCGATCTCGGTGATCGTCACGTCCTGAATGGTCAGCGTCTCCGCAATCAGCGGGCTGGCGAGATTCACGACGATCGGCTTCCCGCTTTTCGTCTTCACGTCGCGCGTGTCATACGTGACCGTCACGATCGGGCGGCTGAACAGTGTGAGGTCGGCATCGCACAGCGCGGTCAGTGAGGTTTCCCCGCGCCGCTCGTCGATGAGCGTGTGTTCGTGGATGCCGTCGCTGGTAAAGCCCGTCGTGCTTTCGCGGATCACCGCATCGGCTTGCGCCGAGACATCATCCCGCTGCACCCACACATGCACCCGCGATCCCGTGGCCATGGCTTTCGTCACGCCCGTCACACCCGTCAACGCCGGCACCGGGAGGATCTGGCTCCCGTAGATGATGGCCGTCAGAATCGCGCCCGCACCGGAGGCTGGCACCCCCGTCAACGTGTTCCCAGTGATCCCGGTGTAGCGGACCAACTCCCCGGCGCTCGTTTCCACATAGCCCCCGGCGGCCGAGAAGGGCGACGCGCCAGACGTCAGGATGCTGGTGCTGCCAGGATTGATCTGGCCGTCGGTCGAGCTCAGTCCCGACGTATCCGAGGTCGGAGCATTCGCGCCGAGCGATCCATCGACGAGCGTGTCGGTGGCGATGGTCGTCGCCGTGTTGTTCGCGATCGTCGTGTGCAGTTTCAGTTGCGCCGCGTCGACGGCGGTGCGCCAGACTTTGCGGGAGGTGGTCCCAGTGGGACCGATGGCGATCGCGCTCACGTTGACTTGCCTGATCGAGCGACTGACCGCCGGGGGCGCCCCACCGCTCGGGAAGAACGCGACACCAGCACTGTAGGGCGTGAAAAAAGAGAACGCCCCTTCGTGCTTGTACGCCGCGCCGTTCTTGCTGATCCAGACGTGGGCATAGCGCGCGAGCGCCGTGGCGGCGACCGAGCCGCTGTACATAATCACCGCGGGATGCGACCCGCCGCCCGTCCAATTCGGGACGACGATCGAGCCGCCCACGACGAGATCGCCGATGCCCACGGTGTTCGCAATGTCGTAACTGAACGAGAGCGCGAACTGCAGCGTATCGCCAATCACCAGCGCGGCCTGATCGGACCAGCGCGTCAGGTCGGCCGTCGCCGTCGGGCCAGCCGCGGGATCGGTCTGGTCGCCGGTCGTCACCGTGGCGACTGGACTCGGGATCGTCTCCCCGGCCGCCGTCACCCAGTTGTAGGCGTATTGATAGACGCCCGCGCCGAGCCCGGCCCCCGCCGCCCCCGCCGCCGCTGGCGCCACACTCGGCGTCACCCCTGGCCCCACCAACGCGCCGCCTTGCCGGACTTGCACGCCGGTGTATTGCAACCGTTCCGTGGGCGACCCATCCGCCGTCGTGCTGGCAATCGCCCGTCCGCCGGTGGCCGTGAACTGCACGACATCGTCCAGCGGTAAGATCGTCTCGCCCACCAGCACATCGACCGACACCACCTCACCGTGCCCGCGTCCATACACCCGCGTCCGCAGTTGGGAGTCGTCACTACTCGCCGCGATTGGCGGATCGTTCAGAAACCTGTTCGGGGTCGCGTCCAGATCCGCCGGCGCGTCCGTGGCTTCCGTCGTGAAGAGATGCAGATCGAGATCCTCCACGTAGAAGTAGCCGCCGATCAACTTGGCGATCTGCCGCAGCGCCCCGCTGAACCCTTCCGTCCCATCGAAGGCCACGGTAATCGCCGGTAACGCCGCCTGGACATGCGTCGCCGTAAAGCCCGGCGCGAACGACGCGACGAGTTCCTGCGCCACGGTGGTCGCGGAGATGTTCGACCAGATGCCAAACGGGCGCCGGTTGTTCAGCCGGGCCAGATCATCGATGGCGAGACAGGGATACACCAGTTGCGTGGGCTTCCCTTCGTAGGTCTGATCGTTGGTTTGAATCGCCCCGCTGAACAGGAGCCGGGGCGTATCGCTGTTGATGGTCACGCGCACGGCTTGGCCGCTGGTGGGCGGCGTCCCGTCGATCTCGAACCGGCAGGTATTCGGCGCATCGTTCAGCACGTCGCGAATCGAGAACGAGGCCATCCGCACGCGAGCCGTCGCCGACACCCCGGCGATGGTGATTCGCACACGCGCCGCCCGCACGGCCGCGAGCGCCGCCGGTTGATAGCCGAGGCGGAAATTGCCGAGCCGCGCACTGCCGACAATCGCGGGGACCGTCGCCATCAGGTGCCAAACTTCGCGCCGGACTTGATCGTGCGCATGATTTCCGCGGAGACTTTCCGGGCGACGTCTTCCGCCGTGCCGTTGACGTAAATGTGATTCACGACGCCGGCGCCCCCGCCGGTGCTCCCGCGTGTCACCCCCGCCGCGGCACTCAGGGTCGGGCCACTCATGCCTTGAAATTCCCCGACGGTGAGCTGGGTCGCCTTGATCACCGGCTGCACCATAATGCGGTCGAGCTTCTGGAACTCCGCCGCGATTTCCCCCATCATGTCGGGAACGATCGATCCCCCCGTGATGATCTGTTGCATCGCCCGGAACGCCGCCACAATGCGGTCGATCTTCGTCTGCACCCAGTCCACGATGACCTGGAACCGATCGACGAGCCACGTCTTAACGCCCTCGTAGACCGCCTGCGCGGCGCCGGTGATCGCCGACGCGGCCGTCTGGAACGACGTCGCCAACATCTCCCAGGTGTGCTTCGCCGCCCAGATAAAGACGTCGAGGTTCTTGAAGACCTGATACCAGGCGATGAACCCGGCGGCGATGATTCCCGCCGGCCCGATAAACGGGACCAGTGTCGCGAGCGCCCCAGACAATCCCGCTGCCCCGCCGATGGCCCCGACGAGCCCCATGATGATCGGCGTCAAGGCACCAATACTCAGTGCCAACGGCGTGAGGGCGGTCACCAGCGCCACGGTTCCAAGGATCACGATCTGCATCGACTCGGGCATCGACGTAAACGCGTTCATCAGCGGCGTCAACCCAGTCAGGAGGAGCTCGCCCACCTTCTCCTTGAAATCGCCCATCTTGTTATTGAGTTGGGCGACTTGCCCGGTGTAGGTTTCGAGCTGTGCCGTCGCCTGGCCGCTGAACCGGGTATTGATGATCGCCAGCACCTCGTCCATCGAGGCGCCTTCTTTAATGACACTCTTCAGCGACGGCACCATCTTGAGCAGCGCCGTCGACCCGCCTTCAAATCCTTTCGCGACCGCCAACGTCGCCGCGTGAAGATCGATGCCGAGGCCAGCAGACAGGTTCGTGGCCGCGGTCAGCGCCGCGTTCATCTGCGTGGGCATCACCCCCCCGACCTGCACCATCAGCGCTTCCATCCCGATGACCATGTCGTCGCTGAACGCGGTCGTATTCTGGAATTCCGCCGCGAGGTCTTTGTATTGCTTGGCGAGCTCCGGCGTAAACGTCCCCTGCGCCTGCAGCGCGACGGTGAGCTTCTTCGTCGCGGCTTCCTCTTCCGCGAACGCCCCGATAAATTCCTTCGCCACCTGGGCGACGTCGGACCCAAAGCGACGCAGTTCCGTGCTGGCGAGACTGGCCAAGATGGCCGGCCCGACACTCTTGGCGCCGGTCTCTAACGCTTTGAGCGAGCCTTCGGCGCCCTTCACGGCTTCCGTGAACTGGCTGAAGTCCGCTTCAAACTTTGCACTGATGGCCATCGCTACTCTCGGTCGGCCTCGTCGTTCAACATCGCGATCAGTTCGTCATACACATCCGCCGGCAACGCACGCAGGGCCGGATATGACCAGCCGTTCATGGCGCGACAGAGGCGAAGGTCGGTACGGATCCGAGCGCGGTCGTGAGGACTTTTTTTTCGCTGGTCGCCACGTGGGCATCGATCGCGCGCTCGATCTCGTCGAACGAATCCGGATCGAGGTGCTTGATCGTGTCGACGTCGATCGGTTCGGGCGAGGACCAGCCGATGAGGTAGGCCAGGACTTTCCCCGTCCGAACGGCTGCGGCGTCCACGTGGACGGGCTGGCCGGCGGTGAGGTTGGGGACGAGCCCGGCCATCATCTCTTCGCGTTCGCCGTGACTCAGCCGCCGCTTGATGACGATGTAGTCGTCGCCGTCGTTGAGCGGCAGACGCACCGTTTCCGGGGTGACAAAACGAATACCCATGGACTCGTCTCCTATTGCTCCGGGGGCCCCAGTTTCGCGACCAGTGAATGTGTCCCCACCTGTACCGATTCCACCCCCCACGCCCAGAACCCTTGCTGGCGCGGGGCGGTAAAGAGCAGAGGGCCCCGACGGGCCATGAACCGATCAATACGGTCGATCGTGCCCGTCAACGTCCACTGCCCGTCTGTTCTCGCAATCGTCCACCGCCGGAGGGTTACGGCGGGCTGATAGCCCAAGAGCAACGCGCCGGCCTCACCGCGCACCGTCAACTGGCGAAACATGGATCACGGGGCCATGGTCCAGGGGCCGGCCGCCATGAACGTGCCTTTGACTTCCGGCGCCCCGTCCACCTTGGTGTCGATGCTCGCGTCGAGATACGCGAGGCCCGACCAGAAAAACGTTGGCTCACTCGTGTTCGGCATGAGCTTCAGCAGGCCCGGCGTGGTCGCGTCGGCCGCGGTAAAGAGCACCACGTTGGAGCTGTTCCAGAACCCGCCGAAGTCGCCGGTCAGATCCTTCATGCCGGGGACGTAGACCTTGTTCGTGTCCCCGAAACAAGTGACGTCGATCTTGTCCGTCTTGTTGTCCATCTTCCACGAGTCGATCGAGATCAGCGCCACAGGCGTGATGCCGGCGGGGTCGTAGAGGACTTGCCCGAGTCGCCCAGATTTGATCGCCATGTTCTCGTCTCCTTCACAGACTCATTTGCACGCGATAATTCCCGCCGCGGCGATACCAACGGATCGACGAATCAATGGCGTCCACTTCCGTACCGCGGACGCGCGATTCCCGGTGGACGGTCATTCCTGTATAGCCGGTCACGGTCAACGGGAGATCCTCGAGCAGCGCATCGATCCGCGCCGCCGCCGCTTTGATGTTCGCGCCCGCCACGGTCGACAGCATCCGGGCCTCGACCAGATACAGCGCATCCTCAATCGCTCGGCCCTCGAAGGTCGGGATGTCGTTTTCGTCGACCAGGGACACGATCACGAACCGCGTCGACCCCGCAGGCGCTTCGTCCACATAGACGCCGTTGGGGACGAGCGCCAGGAGCGTCGCGTCTGCGCCGAGCCGCGCGACCAGCGCGTTGTCGATGTCAGAACTGTCCGCCATTTACGGCCCCGTCACCCGCGTCGCCCCATGCCGCAACAACATCGCTTTGAGCTGGTCGGTGATCTTTCGTTTCCCAAAGCCCACCGTGCGCGCGAAGATATGGGTCGGTGGGGTCTTGCCCCACATCTTCCCGGTCGAATGCGGGACGCCCGACTCTTCGGTGTAGTGCCTGGCCTGCGAGCCGTTATCGAAGAGCCACGCGAGCGGCGATCCGCTGCGCAACACCAAGCCCGTGGTCATCTGACCGGCCACTTTCAGCGGAGCGATCACAAGCCGCCGCCGCAGCGTGCCGGTCAACTGATGCTCACCGTAAACCCTGGCGATCGTGACGTAGGCACCGTTAACCACCCCTTCGATCGTTTTTGCGGCTTCTCCCCGGCAGTCTTCGGGGAGCTTCGCGAGTTGGTCGCGATATTCCTTCAACCCGTCCCAACGGAACGTACTCGCGGATCGCGCCATGGCTAGGCCGAGGTGCCGATGATGACCACGTCGTAGGTGACGCCGGTACCGGCGCCGCTGTTCGTCAACGTGATCAGATCCCCGGTCGCC